GGGTCATGGTCAAATTGGTTTGGGTGTTCTTTATGTAGGTTTCGCTCTTCAAGAACCCTTTTCTCTTTTCGTGGCCGTACATCATATTATCTTCTGCGGAATTGCCTGAAATCATCTCCACGAAAAATCTGTCTATGGCAGAGCCGTTGTCGCTGTTCACTGCCTCCGAATACTGAGAGACATACCCATCTTCATCTGCGAAATACATATCCAAGACAGTCCCGTTCTCAACTCCGGTGATCGCCACGGTTTCCAAATTATACATAGGAAAGAAAGAGAATCGTTTTGTGAAGTCGTAGAATTTATAGTCTAAACAGAAGACAAAATGGGTAGTGGCGGTCTTGGGGATGGTACACCAAATTTGCTGCCTCTGCTTGTAATGGAAGAATTGAGCGTACTTCAGATAATCGGAAGATACGGTGTCTTTCAGATAATCTTTGAACTGAGGAATCACAGAGGTTGTCTCAACATCCCCGTATTCCTGGATGCCAGACAGTCTCTTGATGTCGAATCCGTCAAGATATATTACGTCATTTCCTACCTGAGTGATCGCCCACGGCGAAGTAAAGCCCGTGGAATCCGAATCTTTAGTATAGATAGGCACACAGCTTAAGGTGCTTGAATCGGTCGGCGTTTCTCCGCTGACCTGATAGATAGCGTTCCTTTTCCCCACCAAGAGCATATCGAAGAAAGGGAAGATGCCCGTAATGGGGTCGTTGGTATCGCCTACGTAAATCTGCACTATTCCTGTTTTGGCGGTTGAATCAGTCCAGTCTGTAGGGTCGTTTAGTTTGCAGCCGGTCAAGAGTGCAACATTGGTAGAATCTCCACCCAACCATACTCGCTGCGCCCATTCTGCAATAGTCAATCCGTTTGTAGGGCTTCCGGCTAGTGCGCCATGAGTTGTAGTATTCGTAAAGTATTGCGGGGCGTCAGAGCCTTCGTTCACACAAATAGCCTTACCCGCGGAGTTAACCCATTGAAGATGCTTGCCGTCCGTGAGGCCCGTTATCTCATCGTCAAACACACCCGTAGCAGGGTTATAGCAGACAATCGCCTCTCCGTAAGACCCTAGAGTGTATCTGGTCGAACCGCTTCTAAACTCATGTAGGGAGGTTACGCGGGACGCGAGCGGGGTCGTATTGAGGTACGTCAACCCGCCCCTTCCTGTCACGTAACCCGAATCGTTCACGATACAATTTTGGGCGTCGGCCAGCATCCCCGCTTGAAGGTTGATCGGGGGCGCGGCGTAATCAACTCCGAATATTCCGAGGCCGTATTGTCTGATCGGCATAGCTACCCTTTATGGTCGGATTTCTTCAATCGCAGCGGAATGGTGTATAATTTAGGCTCTAGCTCCTGATCTAACTGGATCAAGGCTTGCATTGCCGTTTCGTAGTTCTGCTTAAACTCTGCCCTTCTTTGCTGGTCATCGAATATTTCCAGGGAGCCGTAATATATCCCCCCTCTTTCGATGGCGAACTCTAATCTTGTCCAGATCGGCTCCACCGAGCTTGAGAGATCGGAAGGGATGGCCGGATAGAGAAGGCTGCATACATACGTTGAGGCGTCGGGGATGGGATCGACGCGAAATACATATCTTGTATTCGTGGCGTCGTATTCAATGCAGAATTTATCCGGTTTCCCTTCCGAGTAATACAGATAGTCAATGAGGTAATCCGTTCCGGTCGCCATCGTTCCCGTCGCTACAGGGGTTATGGTTCCCGCCGAATAAGACACATTGTAATCCGTGGTTCTGGTGTATGTCGTGGTTCCTGCTTCGTTTGTGACCACTTCGGAATAAGGGACTATGGCGCTGTTGTCCAAATCAACCGCCGTGGCGAGGGTTGTTGAATCGGTGGTGAATTCTTCATCGGTTATGGAATTGGTCGAAATCAGGCGATGGAACTCTTCAGGCGTCTTCTGGTCCAAGACGGTATTATTGGTCTCGTCCTTCATTATCAGGAATCCCATAAAATCTGTCGGGGTCTGATAAGTTCCCTGCCCGTGAGTCATGGTAAAAAGGCTTCTGGTCCTTAGATGCTTGAACCTGTATCGGGCGAAGATTTCACGATAGCTGGCATTGGCCCATCTCAAAGCATAAGAGAGCATGGTTGTATCAGCTACCAAGGCTCCTTCACCGAGGCCGTAGATCACGTTTTGTTTTATGCTGGTTGTGGACATTATCTAGCCCTTCTCAATCTCTCTAAGTTTCTCTCTTGAGGATCGCCACCAGATAACCGGCTCATCAAGTATTTATACTTCATGGCCGCTTCTTTAAGTTTCGGGTTGGCCTGAAACGCCATTTGTTTTCTCACCGCTTCCTCAAACTTCTGATGCTTTAAGTGTGAGTCAGAGTTTTTGGGGTACTTCCGATAGAACTCGTTGGTCGTCGGCATTGCTTCTTTCAGCATCTTCTCAATTTCTTTAGCCTCTTTGTAGGCTTGATTCGCCGCGTTGCCAACAAGTTTTCTAGGCGAGAGTCTTTCTAAATATTGAGTTTTCTTTAGTATCTCTGCCCTGATTTCATCGGGGTTGCTGATCTTCCTTTTATCCCCTCTTTGCTCATCCTGTTTGAGCATCCCTTCAAGTTCTCTGATTTCAGACTGTGTTTCCCTGATCTGCGTTTCGGTTAAAAGTATCGGTGTCGATTCTTTGGTTTTCTTTTTAGAAGTCGCCATTATCTACCTCCAATAAGCGGTACTTTCATTACTTTTGAGACAAAGAAATGCTTGGGCCGTTTCGTTAAAGAATCGTGGATGTCCCACCTTCTTAGGTGCCGCCCACATACCGGACAAATCATTTCTGTCTCGTTCACCGTCCTCATGGGTCTGCAAGTGTACCGGCAATGAGGGCAGATATAAGTGTACTGAAGTATCGGGTCGGGGCGACCTGTAAAGTTACTCATTAATCTGATAGCCATAGGTTCCCTTTCTGTTTTATTCCGTATCCGTACAAAAGGCCATCTCTTGTCTTTAAGATGCTTGACATTGAGCCGTGAACATTAACCTCAATGCCTCTGCCTTTTGCTATCCCTATCCAGAACTCTACGCCTGGTTTCTGGTAGGCATACTCCGTCAGATTCGCCATGTTTACCCCGTAGAAGTCTATTTTTTCATAGTCCTCATAAATCGCTAGGGCTATGGCGTAATCTACTGTGCTGTTAAAATAATCCGTCCTGAAGGCGTCTATGATTCTCTCTAGGGGGTATTCGTCTAAATCTATATAGGGAATACCGTTGTCTTGAGCTAACCTTCTTGACTCCTTCGCCTCAGCCGCTTCTTGATCTCCCCACAAAGAGTAATCGTTCATGTCAATTACTCTACTAACGGGGCGTCTAAGGTTTAACTGCGTTATCCCCCAACATTCAGCTTCGAAGATAGGCGGGGCCAAGCTCCACCCCGCCCCTTTTCCGATAATACAAACAGACTTCATTAGGTTGTTGTATCGACTGTCGGCCACAGAATGTTAGCCACGTTAGCCGCCGTAAGGTAATTGCCACACGCCAAAGCCGCGTTAATGTCCGATGCTTCAGCGCAAGTCGCAACCGTTGTAACAGAGGCATCGCTTATAAGCCCGTTGTTCGTAACGATACATTTGTCAGAGTTGTCATCAATGGTAATTCCAGCAGCGTGAATGATATTGCCATCAATGATCGCATCGTGGGCAAACGTCGCGCTTGCATGAACCGTGATACCGATTGCCGCCTGTGTAATACGGTTTCCCAAAATCTCCATGCGGATGTTTGCACCAGTACCGATAGAGATGGCTGCCGTTGCAAACGCACCCCAAAATTCGCAGTTCTGGACTCTGAGAAATGGAGCCGCAGTTGAGGTAATACCCGTTGTTACTGTCCCCACAACACCGTCAAACACGCAGTTGTAGAACTCAATTCCACTGGATGTACTCGCAAGCGTGACAAGGGGAGATGCCGTAGCGGTCGCTTTGAAGTGCATATTAAAGAACCGCGTACCATAGTTGCCTGCGTTTACAGGGGCATGATGCCCTGTAATTCCCGCCCTTCCGTTGGCATCGTAAGAGCCGCATCCCACAACGTCACACTTATTCGGAAAGGCTACTATTGTGGCCTTTTCGGTATCAGCACAATAGTAAATGGTGTTACGCCTTGCCCATCTGTCTGATCCACGGGCAATGTCTAAATTGCTGATCGTAACTGCTTTTGCAAACGTCTTAAAAGCACGTTCCCATGTGCTACCGTCGTTAGAATCTGAACCCGAATTGTTATCTACAAAATATGTTGACCCGCTAATGTCCCTCCCCGCGCTCGGAAGGGGTATGCCCATGCTCGTTATCCCGTGAGGAAATGAAGTCATTGTCATTTTGTTTCTCCTTATTCTAGGCACATCTCCCTGTCATTACCCCGTCATGAGATGCGTAGGATGAATTGCACTCCTAATTACCCGAAGAAAGAAGCGGGGTGCTTTTACGGGTTACACCCCGCCCCTTGTTAAATTAACTGACGAGATG